CTGTAAAAGAAAGACGAACATTGCCGGAAGCGCGAGCAATCGCTGTGATGGTTCGCTCTTCACCCATTTCAGTATCGCTGGTAATCTCAATTTTATCACCTACTTCAAAGCCAACCAATCGGTAGTCTGCGGGAGCGATGTCAACATTTGTGCCGCCGTCTTCTGCGGCCAAGAAAACGGGGTCGGGGAATGGGATTTGAAGAATGTCCGCAACCTTCTGCGCGGAGGTGTAGTAGAGCCTGTCGGGGAAGAGAGGGCGACCTTCGCGCTCACCTGTTTGGAATACGGTCGGCATCAGTCATCCCTCGCTCGCAGTCGTTCAACTACTCTCATTACATTCTTTTTTGTTCTTTTTGGAAAACGCCCATGCGTGTTGTAGTATTCAAGCACCGCTTGTCTGTAATCCCCAATTCGGGGTTTTCCTTCTCTTTTCAAATTGAGTATGTTCCGTTCTTGTTCTTCTTTCGCTCGTATAGCGTCAAGTTGTTCTTGATATGATTGAGCCTGTGGTGTCATTTTTGGAGCAGTGTCTTGGCCTTGTTGACGAACTTGTTGTTCTTGCGCTTGCATTTGACGCATTTGTTCAGCCGCGGCGCGGAAACCTTGAGCCTCCATTTCTTCGGGTGTCATCTTGAGCAACCGCATAGCGATGTTCATTGGTTCGCTTGCGTTCTTTTGTTGAAATGCCGCATCAAACTGCCATCGTTGACCATAAGGGTCTTCAGCACGCTCTTGTTGTTCATTTTCTGCCATCCACGCCGCCTGTTCCTTCCGCTCCTTCGCCGCGCGGTTCGCCGCCTCGCGCTCCACCGCCGCATACTCGTAGTCCGTTTTCGCGTTGGCGAACTTGGCGTCTTCGGCTTTTTTATTCTGTGAGAGCCGATGTATTTCTGCGGGATGCCTACCGCCATCCTTCATGTAAAACTTTATCCATGCGTCAAGTATTTGTTCTTCTGTTAAATGAGGGTTGTTTGCTTTTTGTCTCTCCAACCATTCATCGTCATACCATTTGTCCTCGTCGTCTTTCAACAACAGCCAAGCCTTCTCAAACGGATTCATCAAACCACCTCTTCGGTTTTCGCGAGATTGTAGTCCATCGGCTTCTTGCATGCGCCGCATCGCTCAAGGTAGCAAAAGTGGAGCATGCCGCAATGACGGCAACGAGTGCCGGAACCGATGTTTACAATATCTCGGATGTTGCGCGTCTTCATGTTTTGACGCTTGATAACACCCTTCAACTTGTCGCGCTCATCGCGCTTAACCATTGACTCTTCGGCTTTACGCCAGCCCTGTTTTTCAAGTCGTTGCAATTCAGTCAAGTCCATGTCGCTCACCTCACGAGGTGACGACTACGACATATAAATTGCCCTGCAAAGTGTAAGAGGTGATTGCTTCAACCGTCTTTCCGTTGGTGTAGTCGTCAAGGATTTTCTGCACGCCACCGGCCACAGCCGCGCCTGTTTCACATCCTTCATTGGGTGTGAACTCAAACACTTTTGTATCGGACAAGGTGAATCACCTCATCGCTTACCGAGTGCAAACAGTTTTCCACCTGCGGCTACACCGGGGTCGGCGTGAACTACTGTGGTTCCGTTGATAGACAATTCTAACGGCGCGGCGGCGGGTGCGAGCGGCGCGACGGTCGCCATGAGTATTTCACTCATGAACGCGCTAAGGTCTGTGCTTGTGTCGCCGTTCGCGACAGTGCCGGTAATTGCAATCAAATCGCCAATCGTGTGTGGTCTGTTATCACTTGTAAATGCCATAATCATTCATCTCCTGTTGTTTGTGCTTCTTCGCCATCGGTTAAAGACTCTTCGGGTGGATTAAGGTGCGCCTCAATTGCCGCGAGCAACTTCTTCTTTGTGGATAGTGAAGATGAGGCAATGCCTTTCTCCTCCATCCACGAGAGGATGTCGCCTTTGGTCCAACCCATGTCGGGGAGGCCATCATCGCCTTCATCAACGGTCTTTTCGGCCTCTTTGAAGGTGTATCCTTCAATTCGGAACTCCGGTCCGTCAATAGCCACGCGATGTGTTTCAAGCCATTCAGCATCCACTTCGCGTGGTTTACCCCAAGCCCACCAACCTAAGCGTCCACAGTTCGCACCAGTGCGTCGTGGTCCTCGGTAGGTAATCGTAGGCAGAAGAATCACCTCAAACCACAAGCAGTAGTAGTTCAGCACCAGTCGTATCGTCGGATGTGCCGTTTGCAGTCTCTTCAATGTCAAAGGTCAAAACAAGCGCGCTGGTCTTGGTCACACCAAGAGAAGCGGTTGCGTCAACTTGTGAGGTATAAACACCAAGAATGGTGCTGATACCTGCGCCACCAGCGTCCTGTGTAGGGTCGTTGGAGAGCGTAAGCGTGTTGCCTTCGGTAAGCGCGCCACTCATGGTAAGACCAATCAGTCGCGGGCTTTGGTGAGAGTTCGTTCCGTCAGTCTGTCGTGGTTCAAACGGTGTAAGGGTTCCGGGGTATGTTCCGGTTCCGCCCGTTTGCCAAGTTGTGCTGTCGTTGTTGCTCGCACCTGCTTGCAATTCAATGTCAAAGTTGATTGTCGTGGTAGCGGTTCCGCTACAAACATATCGTATTCCTCGGTTATCTTTCGTAGTTGCCATATTTCATCACCTCATTGTAGGTCGCGAATGCTACCACTTGCACCGAAGAAAGAACACCAAAGTTCTCCCATAGTTCTGTAAAGCCCCTCTTGTCCAAGACGGTTAATCGCGAATGGGTCGCCAGTCTCAATACCGCTTTCGTAGTATTGGGTTGGGATTGCGGTTTGGAACCACAAGTAATCAGTGTCCAAGTAGTAAATACGCGACAGACTGCTTGCGCCTTCGTCGGGCATATCCTTGGTTGGAATCATTGGGACACCGTTGTAGGTTGCGACGATGAATCCAGCCTCAAGACCGGGAACGCCCTTCACACCGTTGAAGGTAGGAGTGACGCGCTTGCTGTCCATGAATCGCTGTTGCGATTGGAGCAATTGCTGAACGCGCATCAAAGTGTCGTAGCCCGTAAGCATAACCTTCGGGTTGCCACCACGAGTCCAAAGTTGCTGGAACAATCCGTCCATTTGGTTGAGGGACAGGTTGCGGTTCGTGCTGGTAGCGTCAACATCAACTTCTGCGCTGTGGAAAGCGGCAGAACCATCACGAGTGATTGAATACATGTCGTGCTTGGTCAGCGCAGTGGTGATGTGGTTGGTTCCTGTTGTCATCTTGTCCGGGTCGGATGTGATTCGGTCAAGTGATTCAAAGTCGTTGCCAGCGGTTGTGTCAACATCCTCAAGAAGCATACGGTTGATGTGTTCTGCGTGGTGCTTACCCATTTCTTCTTTGAGAACGGTTCGCACATCGCCAAGTCCATCGTCCTTGTCGGAAAGGAACATGCTCACTTCGGACAAATCAAAAGTGTGCGCGACAGTCTTTGGCTTCGCGGCCACATGTAGGAACTCCGGCTTGGTAGTGTCGGGGAGAACACCGTTCTCCGCGATACCGCCACCCTTGGTGAAGGATGCGCGCTCCGTGAGGATTCGCCATCCACTTCGTTCCCAAGGCTTCTTTGGTAGAATTGAAAACGCATTGAACTCTTGGTTCAATTGCGACCACACTTTGCGACCGTAGATTGCTTGGTAGGTTCCCGCGGTAGTAGACAACAAAGGCGCGTCAGCCTTCAAAATGTCTCCGCTTCCGTAGGTGTATCCTGTTTGAGAAGCACCACCGTAGTAGTATCGCTCCATGTCTTGCACTGTTCTTACATAATCTCTTGCCATCAGTAATCGCCTCCTTTCAACGCTTTACCAGCAAGTCGGTGAACATCGTCCCACGACATATTTGCTAAATCAGCGGTTTCGGGAATAGTGACAGTCGCGCTGTTTGCGGACTTTGCGATGGTTGAAGAGCCGGATGCAACATTGTCAATGCGGTCGTTAAGGGCAAGAACTGCTTTCTGCAATTCAACCATTGGTGCGCGAGCATCAAAGTTGGCTTTAGCAATCGCATTCTCCTCGGCCTTCTGCTCCTTGAGGAAGCGGTCGGTGAAGTGGTTGTTCAAGTCAGCCTTGAATTGTTGCTCGGTGGCCGCGGCCTTGAACACCTCGTAAGCGGACTCAATCTCGGACTGCGAAACATTCGCGGCGTTGAGGTAGTCGCTCTTGATGACATTCTT